TCAGGTAATTGGTCGGGCACAGAGACCAGGTAGGAAAACAAAACTTAACATTTGGAATCTAAAATATAAGAATGAGGTTTAGATAGAAGGAGATGTAAAATAGTATAGGCTGGAAATAGAAACCAGAAGACATTTACATACATAAATAGGCGTTTGCTTAGGAATTTACCTGTTGGAAATTCGGATGTCCCATAATTAACATTATATGGATTATTGCATTGGATGAAATAGTTTACTAGATAAAGAATGCTGTTCATAAACTGTCCACCCATACCAACACTTAGACAAATAGTATATCTATTTTTTTTTCCATAGATATTAAATAAAAAAGCAAACAGACAAAACAGAGCACAGAATAGAGCATGTGTACCTTCAATAACCCTACTCCAGTCATCTTTTACAATCATATATTCTCTATCAGCATAGGCGCCATATTCAGCATAAAAAATATAGGCCATTTTCCAGGGTAGAATATAGGATATATTATATTTTGAACTCCACACATGTTCATCTGTTGCTATAAGTGTTCTTGATATATTGTTAACATATTTATAGTGTGTGATAAAGGAAAATTCCCATAATCCTGTCAAGATTGTAAACATCATCCAATAATAGACACATTTATTCATACGAGTTAATGAAATGACATTTTTCCTAATAAAAAATGAAATAATAATAAAGATTCCTACTTCTATGCCAGCAATTTCAAGTCCAGTAAACATTTATAATAATAATAGTCATATCTTTAATTGTATTTAATAAAAAATTGATAATCATTTTAATTTATAATTTTATTAACCCATCATTATATCCATGAGTTTTTCTAACACAATGCTTCGTTCTATTATTTGTAGTGTTGATAATGCTTTTGTTAATGGTAAGTCAATAGATTATTTTAGATGCATCATTGACCAATTTAGCAAGAATGAATATAAAGAGTTTCTAGATGATTTCAAAGATAGTAATAAGGAAAGAATTAGTAGTTATGACCTACTTACTACAAATGGTTATTCAAAGTATCAACTATACAAAAATAATAATTATGAAGTAAATATGATTGAATGGGAGAAAAAAGCTAAAAGTAAAATTCATAACCATTCTCCAAATGGATGTGTACTTAAACTAATTGATGGTAGTCTTATTGAAGATAAGTTTATCTATCCAGAAAACTATAACACACAAACTTATAATCTTGAACCAATTAAACACACAGAAAGGAATGTAATTGTCCCTATCCATTCTTTCAATAAATCCAAAACTCATTCATATTATATGGAAGGATTTCACCAGATTACAAATATTAATAACGATAAATCTTATTCGTTGCACTTTTATTCACCGCCAGATTTCATTCCTAAAACTAACTAAGACATTTTACATAATTTATAAAACCAGTAATAATTTAGACACATAAACATTCCTTGTATATATGTAATAAATGAATCTATGTAATATATCTGATGGTAAAATAGATAGGTATTTAGAAGAACTCTGAAAGGAATATATAGAACAATAGTAGTTATGCTTGCAATTGTATACATAGGAACATTCTTTTTTTTTTTTAAATGTAGCAACCACGTCACATTTAATGGAACTGTTGTAATTTCGCTTAAATAATTTAGTGCTACATAATAATAATAATTAGGCAAAAGTGGGTACCAACTTTTATATAATATAGTTGATATCACCACTGTGTGATGGAATATCATTTGATTTTTTATTTTAGAATTATAATAGAGTAGATAAACAATATCAAACAGATTATAGACCACAGAATAATCTAGGATTAGATCATAGAAGTATACATTCAATATGTTACCTAATTTTAAGATACTACAAAATGCTAAAATAGAAGCATGGATGCTAGAAGTATAACAAACAATTTCTTTACCATTTTTTGTGATATTGTTATAAACAAAATTACTACATAAACAAGTAAATATAATCTGGTTTGTATATCTAAAATTATACAAGGATGTATACGCCACTAAAATTATAGGCGATATGTATATATTTAAAAAATTTAATATACTAATAACAAAAATACTATTATATATAATTTCTGCGAAACGTTCAGAAGCCATTATATAAATAATCAAAACTTATTTAAGTATTTTAATAGATATCATTTATAATGCAGATTTTCGTAAAAACACTAACCGGTAAAACTATTACGCTTGATATTGAACCAACAGATACTATAGAAAATGTTAAGTCTAAAATCCAGGATAAAGAGGGTATTCCACCAGATCAGCAGAGACTTATTTTTGCAGGAAAACAATTAGAAGATGGAAGGACTCTAAATGATTATAATATTCAGAAAGAGAGCACACTTCATCTTGTTCTAAGATTGCGAGGATAATATTTGTATATAGTATGTTTTTATTTTTGATTACAGTAGGATTAGATATTGCTATGATTGTAGGTTGGTGGACAACTAAACTTACTTTTAGGATAATTTATTACGGAGGGAGCTATATATTTACCTATTATAATAGCAATAGATTAATAGAATATAAAGCTTAAAAAAAATATGTATATAATGTCTATTAAAAATGTTGATATATGCTGTGGTTTAGCCTGGGGCGATGAAGCAAAGGGTAAAGTTGTAACTGAATTAATAAAGGAATACAACTATGACTGGGTGTGTAGGTGGTCTGGTGGAAGTAATGCGGGGCATACTATTTATTATAATAATATTAAATATAATACTAATGTGATACCGTCGGGTGTATTTTATGACAAAAAATGTTATATTGGTCCTCAATGTTTTATAAATTTGGAAGATTTAGATAATGAAATGAAATATATAGAAAATAGTGGATTTAGTATAGAGAATATCCGTGTATCTGGTAGGGTTCATATTATTACTAGTGATCACAAAAAAGAGGATGTGTTAAAATATAAAGGTTCTCAGGGATCTACTGGAAAAGGTATTGCACCATGTTCCAGAGATAAATATGGACGTACTGGTATTCGGTTAATGGATATTCTAGATACTTATGATTTTTCTGGATTAAAATGTTTTGATAAAAACAAGCATATTATGAATGAAGAATTGAGTGGTAATATATTGTGTGAAGGAGCACAGGGAATATGGTTAGATATAGATTATGGTAATTATCCATATGTTACTTCTTCAACGACCCTTCCATTTAGTGCCTGTTCGTTGGGGTTTTCACATCAAAAAATAAGAAATATATATGGAGCCGCTAAAATATATGATACACGTGTAGGGGTAGATCCTGACTTTGGTGATGAACTACTAAAAAATGAAACACTAAATAATATTGCTATTATCGGAAAAGAATTTGGAACAACTACTGGTAGAAAACGTAAAGTTAATTGGCTAAATATATTAAAATTGGTAGATGCAATAAATATATCAGGCACAACTCATGTTATTATATCTAAAATAGATATTTTAAAGGAAATAGATACATACAAATTAATAGAAAATGAGATAAAAACCTTTTGTTCATTAGATGAGATAAAAAATCATATTGATAGTACTATAAAAGAAAGATGTGGATTTGTAAAAAATATTATTTATTCTGATAATCCAAAGCATATTAAATTCGAATAAGTAAAATTATAGTAATATAAATATTTATAATAATATATGGAATACGCCGATATAAATTCACTTTTATCTGGATTAGAATTAAATACAATTAAAAAAGAACAACCAAAGATAGAAAATATAGAAGATGAAGAAGAAATATTAAAAATAAAAAGAGAATCGAATAATCGTCTATGTTTTAGGGATATGGACCATCAAAAACATAATATCTTAATCCCTAATAAATTTAATAAAAAGGACGATGTAGACGAAAATAGTTTTGATAATACAAAAAAAATTAATAAGGAGTTAAATAATCGCATGTTTGATTTAAATTCAAACATAAAATTAAAACCTATAATGGATTTTTATCCAAAATCTTCTAGAATGGTTAACAAACTCGCCAAATCTAATAATTAGATTGTGCAAGCCATGGAATAGAAGATGCGCATTCATATGAAACTTCAGTTAGGGCAATGAGAACATAGTAGCCACCGGTTCTCCTACTTTCGGCGTCTATGCCAGAGGAGACTAATTTATTCATTTCTTCTAATACGATTTTTGATAAAATATTTTTTTCTTGTGGGTATAGATTAATTATATAATTTAATTGGTATTTGAAAATGTCATTATTGGGAACAATTTTACATTTTTGTTCCATATTTATCTGAACGCGGTAATTCCATATATCTTCTAGACATCGATATAATTTTTTAATATAACTAAAACTTAGATTTAGAAACCAATTTATGTTTGAACCAAATGATAGAATATTTAATGAATCTATTTTTTCAAAAACATTTAGTACCTTATTTCTAATAACTTGTTCTTCTGATAATTGCATTGGGGTTTCGATAATAGTGCTTATTTGTTTTTTTTCAATAAAAATAATTCTATTTTTTATAGATTTTATAGTTTTTTCAGAGATTGGTCTACGGTTATATGGATTTATATTCGAATTAGATAACAATTTTTTTAGTGATCTTATATCGAATCCATATCTAAAATTTTCATTATCAATATAACTATAAAAAAAAATAGGTTCTATTTCTATAAATTTATCAAGTGTAAAAAAATCCTCATCATTTACGCATTTTGTTGCATATTTCATTCTAAATTTATTCTGAACTAAGATAATAGTTTTTTCGTATTTTCTATAATAATCAATACTGTTATAGTGTTGTTTCAATCTTTCTAATAGAACTGGTTTTTTTCCAATCCAATTCATATTTAATGCCTTTAGTGTTTTTCTAATAGTATCAACATATATTCTTTGTTTATTTTTTAGTTTATAGTCTAAATCACTAGGTGTAAGTATTTCTTTATCATCTATCATTAAAATAATAGTATATATTTCTTTAAATTTATTAGAAATAGATTTAAATTAATTAATTAAATTGATTAAAAAAAAAAATTGATTTTCAAAATCTTCCAATGAAGAGAATACAAACACATAAACATGTCTCTCGTCAAAGGAAAGAACGTCTCTATGTCTGCTGTTACCGTCTCTGCCGCCAAGTCTCTTGACAATGGTGCTAAGTTGGTTTATGTAAATTACAACAAAGGTAGGTTTAATATTCAGACGCCTCCTATGGAGTTGGCTTGGGATGTAAACTGTTATAATGAGGGTCCTTATCCTAAATATAGTTGCGAAATTTCCTTCAAGGGTATGGATGAAGATACTAAGCAAGGTCGTGATCTTAAGGGATTCCACGATAAGATGGTAGAACTAGAAGAGAAACTTGTAGACGAAGGTGTAAAGAATGGTAGTGCTTGGTTTAAGCTTGCTAAGGGAAAGGTGAATAAGGATATTATTGGTTCTAAGTTTGGTCCTCTTGTCCGAGTTTCTAAGAACAAGGAAGGAGAACCAGATGGAAAGTGGCCTTCTACAATGAAGTTGAAGCTACAGTACAAGGATAATAAGTTTGGTTGCAAGTTGGTTGATACTGAAGGTGTGCCGATTGATATTAATAACACAGAAAGTGGTCAGGATATTGATGCTACCCTAGTCAAAGGTGCGAAGGTGAAATGTGTAATTCAATGTGTTGGTCTATGGATTGCCTCTGGTAATTATATGTGTCAGTGGCAACTAGTTAAGGCTGAAGTAGATGTTCCAGAAGGAATGGTTGGTGATGATTTCCTACCAGAAAGTGATGGAGAACTAGATGATGATGAAGAGGAACAAGTATCACCTAAGATGCTTGAAGATAGTGATGATGAGGAATAAATAGTTAGTTAGAATAATAAATAGATAAAATAAGTAGTATAAATATATTTTTTTTCTTATATTTCTATCGTATATTATTAACTACATGTATAACCTATAGATAAATTTAGTCGTATAATATAATTTTTTCCTAATGTTTACACCATATTTAGTAGTAGCATAAAAAATAATATATTAAAAAAAAAAATTGATTTTCAAAAACAACTTAAGATATTAAATACAATCATATAAAACCATGTCTCTCGTCAAAGGAAAGAACGTCTCTATGTCTGCTGTCTCTGTCTCTGCTGCCAAGTCTCTTGACAATGGTGCAAAGCTAGTTTATGTAAATTACAACAAAGGTAGGTTTAATATTCAGACACCTCCTATGGAGTTGGCTTGGGATGTAAACTGTTATGACGAAGGTCCTTATCCTAAATATAGTTGCGAGGTTTCATTCAAGGGTATGGATGAAGATACTAAACAGGGTCGTGAACTCAAGGGGTTCCACGATAAGATGCTAGACCTAGAAAATAAACTTATTGATGAAGGTGTAAAGAATGGTAGTGCTTGGTTTAAACTTGCTAAGGGTAAGGTGAATAAGGATGTTATTAGTTCCAAGTTTAATCCTCTTATCCGAGTTTCTAAGAATAAGGAAGGTGAACCAGATGGAAAGTGGCCTTCTACTATGAGGTTGAAACTACAATACAAGGATGATAAGTTTGGTTGCAAACTCTATGATACTGAGGGTGACCAGTTTCTCATCAATAACCCTGAGAGTACTCATAAGATTGATAGTATCCTATTGAAGGGTTCTACAACAAAATGTGTTATTCAGTGTGTTGGGCTATGGATTGCCTCAGGAAACTATATGTGTCAGTGGCAACTAGTTAAGGCTGAAGTTGAAATTCCAGAAGGAATGGTTGGTGATGATTTCCTACCTGATACAGATGACGAGGATGAAGATGACAGTGGCGATGTCGAAGAAGTTGATCCTAAGATGCTTGAGGATAGTGAAGATGAAGAAGTAGAAACTCCTGATCCAGCTCCAGAAGTTGTAGACGAACCAGAAAAGACAGAAGAACCAGAAGAGACAGACGAACCTAAGGCAAAACCGACTGTTCTTAAGAGGAAGAAGAAGGTTTCAGCAAAGAAGACAGATGCTTAATACGAGTATCATAGATTAGAATAGTTTTAGGGTTATAGATATATATATTTTTTTTCCTTTTTTTTAAAATTGATTTTATTTATTTATTTGTAAATAAATACACATCAATATTATCATACACAATCATGACTAAGGGTGAAATTCACATTATTATGGGGTGTATGTTTTCGGGGAAGAGTTCAGAACTTATGAAAGTTATAGGCAAATATAAACTTCTAAAAAAGAAAATACTAGCAATCAATCATATTTATGATACGCGATATGGTAGTGAAAAAATTATTACACATGATAAGAAGGAGGAAGAATGTATACAGATAGAAAAACTAAATAGTATTACTGATAGTCAAGAATATATTGATGCTGAAATTCTTATTATAGAGGAAGGTCATTTCTTTGTAGACCTATATGAATTTGTATCTAATGCTTGTGATAGTAAAAAGAAGGTGTATGTAGCTGGATTGAGTGGAGATTTTCAACTAAATCCTATAGGAGATATTCTAAAACTTATTCCGATTTGTGATACTGTTAAAAAGTTGACTGCATTATGTCTTAAATGTGGAGATGGTACAGAAGCTATCTTTTCTAAAAGAATAGAAAAAAATGAGAATCAGATTTTGGTTGGTAGTGATGAATATATTCCGGTTTGTAGACATCATTTTCATAACGACAAGTAATAATATTTGTAAAATATAAAGATTTAAAAGAAGAACGCTATTTTTTATTTAATGGAAAATAATAATAATAAAAAAATACAAAAGAAAAGAGGAAGAAAACCTAAGATAATAAAGAATGATGCTAACAAAAATAAGGAAGATATAAAAAAGAATGAGAAAATTATTTTACATTTGAATATTACTGAAGAAGATCTTAAGTCAGATGAAGTTCTACCGAATGAATCGAATGTTGTTTACCATAAGTATAAAGAGAATGAACCTAAAAAAGATAACAAGGATTATATTAATTATATCAACAAAATAATTGAAGACAGGAATTCGATTTCTACATCAGAAAATAGTTTATTTCTTGAATATAACAATGCAAATAAAACAAAGGTGTGGCCGACTAAAACAAATATAGACTGTCTATGGTGTTCTCATTCATTTGAAAATATACCATTTGGGATACCTATTAAGAAGGAAGAATGTACGATGCATATGTTTGGTAATTTTTGTAGTCCCGAATGCGCAGCGGCATATAATTTTAATACAACTGACGATAATATATGGGAAAGGTATAGTTTGTTAAACGAACTGTATTCTATAAACAATGAACCAATTAATATTGCGAATTCTAAATTGTTGTTAAAGAAATTCGGAGGGACATATAGTATTAATGAATATAGGATAAATAATATCAATTCAAATTTTGTTATTAACATGCCTCCAGTTGTATCTCATATACCAACAATAGAAGAAATTTCAAAGAATTATAATAAAAATGAACAACTACAGCAGGTGGATGTAAATAATGAATATAATTTGTTCCGTCAAAATAAAATATTAAATCACAAAAATACCTTAGAAAATATTATGAATATTAAATATATATAATGGCTATTAATCAATTATTCATAAAAAAACCACCGATTGAATTGCTCGAAACTATTTTTACTTTAATGGGTATTAATTTAAAAGAGGGTAATAAGTTTTATTATAAAAGTATAGAAGATAATATAAAGGAGATTCTAGAAATTTTATTGCAAATTAAATCATATTATTTGAATTGTAAATCCAAAATATATTATAACAACTTAATACCAAAAAAAATAATTACAATTATAAGGCATTGTCTTAAACTCTATGACTATAGACTATTATCAAGTGAAATTTATAAGAATAAAAAGAAGGTATTAGAATTTACGGTTATAGAAATTAATAAACCAGTTAAAATATCTCTTGATTTTAATTAAATTAATTTTAAAGTTATATAATTAATATATGACAGATTTAGATTACTTGTCTAAAAACAGCAAAAACACAATTTCAAACAAACAAATACTATTTTTTTTTAGTAGTTATTTTATTAAACATATTACAAACACGTATGAAAAATTTAAAGACTATAACAATTTTACTGAAATAATTAAGTATGCTTGTAATGTTTTTTTTAATGTATTTTGGATCGAATTTTATTCATCCTTTAATATATTTCAATCACTTTTTATAGCAGAAAAATCAATAGTACTGTATTGTGAATTCATATTACTTTCATATAATTCTAATTTGATTATAAATGATAATTATAGACCAACAATTATTGATGCAGTAATTTTTACATATAAAAAAACAGTTGAAAAAAATAAAATTAGTGAAATTAAACCTAAAAAAAATAAAATGGAAATAGTAAAATGTAGCTATTTTATAAAGGAAATAGTAATGTTACTTTATTTAAAAAATATAAATCCGAAACAAATACCTTTAATTCTAGATACTATAAAGAATAAATATTATAGTTTTGAATCTAAGGAAGGAAAGATTTGGTTTTCTAGATTATTATATAACTATAATTTGTAAATATTTTTTTTAATTTTTATTTTTAAATAATATGGATGATGAATTAGACATGCTATTTAATAATTATATGGAAGAAGAAAACATAAACATAAATGATTCTACTAATAGATTAATCATTCAATATATATACACGATCTCATTTATTTATTGCAATATGATGATTTATATTTTGAATATATGGTTTATAACACATCACAAAAAAATAATTATAAATAAATACTTAAAGTTTTAACTATTAGTAATAGTATAAAATGCCGTCTAAATCCAAAGCCAAATCTGCAACCAAAACCTCCGTGCCTAAGACTACTTCCAAGAAGTCTTCTTCCAAGAAAACCTCTAAGACGACCCCCGTTAAGGTCGCTGCCCCAGTTGTGGTTCCTGAACCTGTTAAGGTCGAAGAACCTGAACCTGTTAAGGTCGAAACCCCTGCGCCTGTCGAGGTGGCCGCACCAGGTGATGAGGTGTCTCCTCATGCCGCTATTGAACAGCAGTTCGCTTCCCTAACCGAGAAACTCGTTGCCCTTCGTGCGATGGAGACTTCCTTGATGTCCGAACTCAAGGCTCTCCATAAGAGCACCCTCAAGCACCTTAAGACTATGAGTAAGAAAAAGAAACGCACTCCTAGTGATAAGAAAAACCGCACCCCGAGTGGTTTTGCTAAGCCTACGAAGATGTCCCAGGAACTCTGCAAATTCCTCAACAAACCAGAGGGTACTGAAATGGCCCGCACTGAGGTGACCAAATACATCACCCAGTATGTTAAGGACCACGACCTCCAAAATCCCCAGAACCGTCGGGAGATTAAATGCGACAAGAGTCTTAAAGCTCTACTTAATGTTGAGGATGACACGACGGTCACCTACTTCAACCTCCAGAAATACATGAAGGTTCACTTTATGAAGGCTGAGGTTGCTGTTGTTGTCTAATTATAATAATTTAACTATTGTAAACTATCTTATTACCTATAAATTTACCAATTGGATCTCCTACAGACCCATCATCTAGTTTTTCATAAATATCTTTATGGATATCCTGAGTAATATAGTATTCACTATCATCAATTGTGATAAGTTCTACTTCTATATCCTCCTCCTCTTCTTCATCCGGTTTTTCTGGCTTGGAGTTTTTTAGTTCCTTTTGTTTTATTTTTTTTTTTAAAAAAACAATTTCATTTGTTTTTTCAAAAAGTTCCTTATCTTGTTTCTTAACAATAGAAACACTTTTATAACGAGTAAATTCGGTTTCAAGTTTTTTATATTTCTTTTGCAATTGGGTAAAATCTTCTTCCAATTTAGTTTTATCCTCTTTGCTAGAAACAATCAATTTATTCATAGAACTATAGAATTCTTCAAGGTGTTTATCCATTTAATAATAATATAGTTTTGTCTTTATATTTAAAAAATAAACTATAAGAATCTATAATATAGATATGAATATCGTGTCCAGAATTGTTTCTGGGACCAGACGTCTTTTTACTAATAGTCAAATTAGACATGTTAGTACTATAAATTACGGTGATATGAAGGAAGAAATTGTTACTCAATTAGAATATCCTATTAATAGGTGTCGGTCTTCTATTTCAAATAAAACTATTACAGTATTGGGATATGGTCCACAGGGGAGGAGCCAGGCACTTAATATTAAAGACAATAATCTAAAAGTAATTGTGGGTGTAAGAAAACACGGTACAAGTTGGGAAAATGCAAAAAGAGATGGATGGATTCCTGGTATGGATTTGTTTGATATCGAAGAAGCCACCAGTCGTGGTAAAATTATCAAATATCTACTCTCTGATAGTGGTCAAATCGAACAATGGAAAACTGTAAAAGATAATCTCTATACAAATGATACACTTTATTTTTCACATGGATTCGGTATTCATTACTATGACTATACAAAAATTAACCCACCAGAAGATGTAAATGTTGTTATGGTGTCCCCAAAATGTTCGGGTAATACTGTTCGTAGAAACTTTAGTAACAAAAATGGATTTTCTTCATCCTATGCTATCTATAAAGACTATGATGGTACAGCCGAAGAAACATGTTTATCTCTTGCCTTTTTGATTGGTAATAACTATGTTTTTAAAACTACATTTGAGAATGAAGTAGTTAGCGATCTTACTGGTGAACGATGTGTTCTAATGGGTCTTATCCAGGGTGCATTTCTAGCACAATATAAAGTTCTTAGAGAAAATGGACATAGTCCTTGTGAGGCATACCACGAAACAATAGAAGAAGCACTACAGAGTCTTTACCCACTAATTAACGAAAAAGGTATGGATTGGCTATATAAAAACTGTTCCACTACCGCACAAAGAGGTGCACTTGACTGGGCTCCTAAATTTGAAGAAAAACTTACCCCACTTATCGAAGAATGTTATGAAAATGTTAAAAATAATACGGAAGTAAAAAGAGTGATTGAATGTAATAGTAATGAAAACTATAGAGAAGAACTAGATAAAGAATTAGATTTGATTAAAAACCAAGAAATGTGGGATGTAGGAAATCAAATCAGAAAAATAAAAAAAGATATTAATAAACATAATCTTACAAATAACTATAGAACTTACAGATATAATGGGGTCTACTACGATAACTAACCATAAGCAAGTCGTTCTATCGTTGAAATATAGTTTAATTCAAGACATCTTGGACATTCATCAAATGTATCCTGTGTATTATCCCCACAGTAACAAGGACGTTTACTAAATTCTTTTGAATAATTTCTATCTTTAAGAACCCTTTTCTTTAACACACCATATCTTTTACAGGTAAAAATACAATTTGTATTACATTTTGTAGAATATAAACAATCGGTCTTTTTATTACTCGGAATAGATACTATCTTCTGTATATAATTAATACAGTCCCATATATTTAGTTCTATATCGGAGGTAATAGTAACTATTGGATAATTATAGGGAGAGTTCTCCAGTTTTTTAAATTTTAGATTACATTTAAATTTTTTTGAAATATTTTTTAGATTAGTATAATTATTACCAAGAACGATTCCTACCCTTTCTGGGTTAATAGGGACGACATAACTACATTCACCTATTTTTGAAATACCAAATTCGTTTACTCTGTGTTGAGTCATAATTATTTATATTAAATACAAAATTATAAATCAATTTTTTATTTTTTCCTCTGAATATATAAAATATGTGCATGATAGGAGGCAGCTAGAACCCCAGTTACTAATAAAATAAGACTCATATTTTTAGATATTTTACCATTACCTACCCCGCTATATCCAATATAAGAAAGTAGTAGACCTAATAATATATGAGTAATCCAAACAGTTAAACCAGAAACACCAAAATGATACATCCTTTATACAATTATATTATATAATTATTCATACTCATCATCACTATCATTATCACTATCATTTGGGTTTCTTAGTGGATCTTTAACAATTACATTTCCATTTCTAATAGTTTCACAGGTATAATCACTATATTCGTTTTGACAAGCGGTTTTTTCTATATTATCTTTATTAACATCTAAATTTTGGTAATAGGAAGAAAAGAAATAATAGAATAGACTTCCTCTGATCATACCAAATAATAGATTAAACATAATTTTTTGATAACTTGTTTCACATCCAATACTCATACGCGACCAAATAGTAACCAGGGTCATGAATAAAAGGAAAATAAATTTAAACCAATTACCAGAGATTCCACCCTTTGACATCATTTCAGTATAAAAGAAAGATGTTACAAAAGAAAGAATTTCAGAATGATAATTTGGTAGGAATCTACTTGCACCACCAATATTCTCAAATACCGCGCAACTCGAATTAAATATTATATTACTGTATTTGTTATATAGGAACCCAACTATATCATTAAATATTAACCCAACCATAAGGATAATTGACCTATAATCTTTATAAAGTGTAGCAGAAAAATAGGTAAAAAAATACAATCCTATCGGTATAAGCTTAATAAATAAATGGATTAATTCTTTTACCATATCAACACTTTGTAGTATATTCATTATAATAAATATATATAATAATTTAGAGAAAAAACTATATAATTATTATAATGCGGTGGTGTTGTTTTGGAAAGAAAAACAAGTCTTTCCATATATCTTCAACCTCGTATAATGTAATTAATAATTTTGAAGAAACAACCTTGAATGAATGTCTTAAAATGGACCAACTGAATGAATCGATATATACGACTCTTTTATCAAAGGCAAGTAAAGCACAAAAAAATGTAAAGAATAGTTCTATATATATGACAATTGAAGTACCACCACCTCCAAGACCATCTAATAGAGATAGATATACTATATGGCAGAAAAGAACAATTAGTAGGTCTGTTATTGAACAGAGCGAAGCAGTTCTGTTTTTACAGTCCAAAGGTTTAAAATACGATGTAGATTACGAAGCATATCAGGCAATAGAACTATCTAAGGAATATAAAAGTAGACATAATATTAAAGAAAGTAGTGTAGATAAAAGTAAAATATTTGATAATGTATTTACAATGAGTGATACAAATATAATAAGAAAAAAATCTCTAAAGAATGTAAACTATGTTGGAAAATCCAGAAAACTTTCAGACGAATACATGGACGCACCTGACTATGATTTTGATAATTTCGAAGAACCGAAATCACCCGAACCACAAAATATAATAAATATTAATACGACACTGCCTTCTGCGCCACCCGCCCCACAACAGTTATATCCACAACTACATTAAAATTTATTAAATTTGATATTATTTTCTACTAAACATAGTTCTAGAACCTGCCATATATTATTTACTGGTCTAAGTTCTATGTTTTCAAGTATTTGTGGTTCATTATTTTTAATAATCTCAATGTCCTGATTATTTGATTCTGGATATAATAATAATTTTACCCCTGCCTTTTTACCACCCTCTATTTTAGAACCTAACCCACCTATCTGGTTCACATTACCATTTAAATCAATCTCGCCAGTTAAAGCAACTGTATTTAAAATAGGAGTATTCGTTAGTAAAGAAATTAAAGCTAATGTTATAGCAGCACCCGCGGACGGACCATCTTTAGGAGTAGATGTGTCTGGACAGTGTATATGGAATGACCATTTATTTTTTTTACCTTCTTTATTAATTTTTTCCTTAAGTTCATCTGGTATTATATTCCAGGCTAAAGTTCTAGAACAATTCATACTTTCTTTCATAACATCTCCTTGTTTCCCAGTAAGATGCATAGACATATGTGAATCACCAATCGTTTTAAATATTTCTATAATAGTTATACCACCTACACCAGTTGTAGTCGCATATAATCCATTTACTAATCCTATATGTGGGGAACTATGTATTTTTTTAGGAATTAATTTGTGATTATTTTTAAATATATCATCTATTAACTCCATGCCAACTGTATATGGATAGTCTACTTGTTGTCTAAGATTTCTTATATTAATTTCTCTCATTATTTCATAAATTTTTTCTTTTAGTTTTCTTAGTCCTGATTCATTTGTGTATGTATTTACTATATACTCTATAATCTCATCTGGTAATATAATATCATCGTGTGATAGTCCTATATCTTCCAATATATCTGGCATACTAAAATTATTAATAATATGAATCTTGTTTATAGTTGTTAATGCAGAAAATTTAATTCTATGGATACGGTCCATAAGAACTCTGTCTATAAGTGATGGATCATTATAAGAAAAAATAAACAAAATTTGCGATAAATCTATTTTAATTCCTGAAAAATATTTATCTTCAAACTCCTTGTTCTGTGACCTATCTGTAATATGGGTTAGTATACCAATTAGTTCTCTTCCTGTTTCGGTATTACTTATTTTATCCAATTCATCTATATAAATAATTGGATTCATACATTTAGAATCCATCAATATATCTACCAATTTTCCCCATTTAGAACCCTGATAGGTATATCCATGACCCTCAAGTATAGAACCATTACTTGTACCTCCCATTTGGATAAAAGAAAACGGCCGAGTAGTATTATCATTTCCCTTTAAACACTGTGAAATACCTCGTTGAACTAAAGACGTTTTCCCTACACCAGGTGGTCCTTCAAATCCTAAACAATAACCAGACATAGTACCATTTATCCATTGCCCTATTATTCTAATAATCTCATTTTTTGCAGCATGCTGTTTATAGATTGCTTTATCTAAGAGTTCTGATGAATTATTAATATATGTTAGAATATTAGTTTTGTAGTTATCCCATTTCTGGTTTAATATATCAAATTCTGAAAGTTCTTCGTTATCATCTACAATATCTATACCAAATAGCAACCCTATATTAATTTTATCCTTTATAGAAGTTAATTCTATAATCTGATTTATTAAATTAGTAAACATTTCTTCCTTTTTACCCCTCTTTATAACAAGTTTGGTTTCAAGAAGATAGTTACATTGTTTCGTAAACTCTAAAATCTCAGAAACCTTATAATCATTATAATCTAGTAACTCTAGTTTTTCAGTGATTATAGTTTCAAGTAAACTATTATTTAGTTCATTATAATTCTTTAAAAATTTTATTATCTCATTACGATTTTTTAATTGGTTGTTATTATTTAATTTATATTTTTGTATATAATTATTAAAATCATTCAGCAAATCTTCTAAACAACCAAAAATATACTCTTTCCTAAATATACCAAATGGTATTTTTAACAACCCATCAAGATATTGTGTAGATTTACTACTATCTGACCTATTATTTTCTATTTCCTTTAATTTATTAAAAGCCTTCGCCTTAACCTGGTCATCGGTTTTCATAAGAGTAATCCTTTTATCATAGGGTATCGTAGTTTCATTAAAATTTTTTGTCAAGTCATTTTTGGTCTTATATTTACTAAAATTAATTCGAAAGTTTTTCTTTATACTCCAGTGAAAACTATTATATATTTCTTCTGATACCGGTGTAGCCTTTAGTATAAATGAATCATTATTTATAAGGTCAAATAGAAGAAAGGATAAATAGTTAAAGTGAGAATTTTCACCATCCAGGAATAGTGATATAAGTAGTTGTCTCTGTTTAAATGGCGTACAGGATAAAAACATTTTTACCAAAGACGAAATTGTTTCTACTTTTATTTTATTAAATAAATTATACACTTCTGTATATTTTAGTATAATATCTTCATTATCTAAAACCAAAAATTCTTTCAAAGACAACTGATTTATATATTTAGTATAAAACACTTTGTTTATTTTCAAATCTATAGTAGAAGGTAAGACACTTAAATTTGTGTATTTATCTATAAAATATTTATTCCTATAATTATCAAACGGATCATGAACCAAATAACCATCACACACTAAAACTAATTGCAACTTATTTATAAAATAATAATATCTAGACCCATAAATGATTTCATCTATACTTGATTCATTATACATATTTAGAAAAATATGATTCTTATATTTCTTTATATTTCTCTGGTCATATAACTGAATACATTCCTTTTTGTTTTTAAAACTATATTTTATATTAGAACGATATGTAATATAGTTCGTTGGTATAAATATACTATTAATCATAGTTAGATAATCATTTGTTTCTATGGAACCTGTTAACAAATATAACAAATCTAAAAATGAAAAACTCCCAGTTGATTCCGCCAATATTTTTAATTTTATTATAATTGAATCTAATATTTCTCTCAATCCCTTAATAGTATTTTTAGAATTAACCGATTTTACTAATAATTTGTTTATTTCTTCTAAACGTGTATTATAAATAACATAACCATCACATTTTAACCTATTTGATTTATAATTCTTTTCAATAACAGACGTTATATTACTAATAACCTCTTCAATTCTATCTATATCATTTTTTAAATTTTTTCTTGCCAATAATTTCAGTCGAACGAAACTCTGAAATAATGATATTTTCATATTATATTATTAACATAGAAACTATATTATTATTTTACACTCGCCTGAATATATTAATACTTATAAACAATAGACTATTTATAGCAAATGGGAATCCCTTTGTTTTTTAAAACAATGTCGTCTAAATATGACAATATTATTATGGAATCTATTAAAGAAAATAATAATGCTTTGTTTTTTGATCTAAATTGTCTTATACACCCCTGTGCTAGACGCATCGTTGAAAATTTTTATACCAAAGATAAACAACTACTAGAACAAAAAATTTGTATAGAAGTAAATTCCTATATTAAAAAAATAATGGACTTAACAAACCCTGAATTTGTCTATATCGCCATTGATGGGGTTGCACCCTTCGCTAAAATGACACAGCAAAGAACCAGACGTTTCAAATCTGTTCTTGAAAAAAAAGAAATGAATACTATCAAAGAAAAAGAAGGAATGACTCCAAATGGTAGCTGGGATACGAATGCTATTTCACCTGGAACCGATTTTATGAAAACCCTATCTGAAAGTATCCAGACCTTTATCGACACAGATTGTCTATTTAATAAAATCCATGTTATTTTTAGTGATAGCAGTGAACCTGGAGAAGGCGAACACAAAATCCTACAGTACATCAAAACATTCCAAGTCCCTGGGAATATTATTGTCTATGGTCTAGACGCTGACCTTATTATGCTTTCTCTAACAAGTAATACTGATAATATGTATCTTCTAAGAGAAAAGGTAACAAATGGTAAAGTAGAAGACGATAACTATATCTATGTAAGTATTGATATTCTAAAAAAAAATCTTATTAATGATTTTATCGACCGATACTATGTCGGACAGGAACGGATTAAAATAGAAATAAACCATGATATTATCCAGGATTATGTCTTTATCTGTTTTTTTCTAGGCAATGATTTCCTACCCCATATGCTTTCTCTTGACCTAAGGAACCAGGGATTAGATATTATTATGGATATCTACATTTATGTATTTAATATGCTTGGAAAACCATTTACAAATAAAGGTAAAATTAACACTGAATTCCTAAAACTGTTTGTTAAAAAACTATCAGAAATCGAAGACAAAACAGTTGCAGATATTTTTATTAAAAGAAGTAAACAGAATAAATATTTTAAAATTAGAGCGGAAACCGAATACGACAGGAAGATGGAACTTCTAAATAACAAACCTATCCTAGAAATGGACAAAGAATTCAAAGTAACCAGGAATAATAGTAAATCAGAAAACTGGAGGAATAGATATAACTACTACTGCCTTAAAAGTGATACACAATATGAACTAGATTCTATTTGTCATAATTATTTGGAAGGAATCTTCTGGACCCACGACTATTATTTCAAAAAATGTCCGTCCTGGTTGTGGAAATACAACCATCTCTACCCACCAACACTTTATGATCTAAATAAATATTTGGAAAAAAATGAACTAAATTTTACTTTTAAAAAGGATGCTCCTGTTAAACCAGAGGTACAGCTACTCTGTATCCTCCCTAAAAATAGTATTGAATTGATATCAAAAAAATATAAAAAATATATGACCGATATTAGCTGCGGTCTAACTCATCTCTACCCAGAGAAATATGAACTATCTCACTATTTCAAAAGGTATTACTGGGAATGCACGCCTATTCTCCCGCCGATTACTCCAGATTTAATCAAATTAATTGTATAATATTAAACACATACCACTTATTTAATTACAAATGAATGTTCGATACAAAAATAATATCTATTTTTTTAAAAATAATGACCTAGAAATGAATATTCTATTTCTTGAAACAAAAGAAAAATATAATCTAGATGATAAATTCACAGAGAGTATAGTAAAATTGTATATGTCTAAGAAAAGATATAATTGTTCCTATTCTGAAGAAACAGAAGGTGTTATTCTGAAGTATTTCTAGTATTTAATACATAATGTATTTAAATATACCGATTAAAATATAAATTGATTTAAATATATATCAACAAATATTAACAAATATAACCCAATTATGTCTCGTTCAAGACCATATACAACAAATCAAGAAACTTGGAATACTATTCTTCAAAGGGCATTAATGATTCCAATGAATCAACGGGAATATTCTTGGGAAACAAAGGAAATTTCTAGATTTTTGGATGATATATTTAAACTTTTTGAAGAAGGTAAGTATGTTGAAAAAATGGGTTCTATTATAAATTTAAAATATAATGACAGAAATGATATTTATGATGGTCAACAAAGAATTTTAACTATAATTATAAGTCTTAAGGTAATCGGATGTTTTTCTGAAAAATTAAAAAATAAAATAAACCAACTTTTGACTGTAGATACTGATTTAGATAATTTAACGCCAGAACAGACAAAAATTAAAGATGAATGTGGTGTAAGTATAATACCTAAAATGTTTTGTATTAATCCACATGATATGATGGGTTTAGTTAATATTTTTAATAATAAAGTAAAGTCCTGGATTTGTTATCTTAAGAATATAGACGATGTTAGGTCATTAGATGATTTAGATAATTTAGATAAATATGTTAGTGAATCATATGTAAAGGGGTTTGATCGAAAGGCTGATTTTATTAGACATTTAAATACTAAATACTCATATAAAGAACCAGATAACAGCACAAAATTGCATAGTGCTTTTATAGAAATTTATAACCATTTTGCTCTAAAAAAATATGATGAACCTAAATTAATTGAATTATATAAGTTTATTTTGAATGATATTGATATTCAGTTTTTCGAATGTACTGATCCAGAATATGTCAGTAGAATATTTGATTGGGAAAATAATAGGGGAAAATCAGTCGAATATCTTGATATTATTAAAAATCCTATTTTGGTTCAAATACCAAATGATAAAAAGGTATACATATACAAAATTTGGGAGTCATTGAAGCATAAAAAGAATAAAATCTATAAAAAGAATTTTGGACAGAAAATATTTGATATAGCGATTCAACTATATAATAATACAATTAAAAGAAAAATAATTCACGAAGAAGAATTTAAACATATTATTAATAGTGAAGATACTTATAAAGAAATACTAAAGTTCTTTAAAATTGTAAACAAATTATTTGACATTATGGATCAAATTAGTGATGATAAATTTGGACGATTGCTAAATAATACATCCAGAATTTGCTTAAACTGGGAAGCATATATGTGGTGTTTATTGCCTATATTCTATAAAACTGATAATATTGATAGTAACATGATTAAATTAATGGCTAAATGGTATTTTAGACGTATTGGATTAAAACTAAGAGGATTTAATAATCTAGGTTATTCTAATGAATTTATTGAAATTACTAATAAAGTTCTAAACGATAAAAAGTATAATTATTATGAAGATATTGAAAAGTGTTTAGTTAAACACAAAGATGAATCTGTTAGTGATGAAAATTATTTACGTTCAATGACTAGTATGAATTTCAAATCAACTAATGCAACTCATTTACTTCTATTTTTAGAAACATGTATTAATACAGATACACATATTGTTCCTTTAGATTATACTCTTGAACATATTTATTGCCAGAAAAATAAAGAAAAATTAACGGATATATCTTTGATGGATAATATTGGAAATTTAACACTAATAGAAGGTAAAAATAGTGTGAATGGCCATAAAGGAAATAGTTCTCTTGGCTCTAAACCATATGATAAAAAAATACAATCATATAAAGGAAGTGGTAGTAAAATTACACGTGACATAAGTGAAGAATTTGAATCCTTTTCTGAGGTTGAAATTCGTACAAGAAATTCAACAATAGCATCTTTATTAAATAAATTTACAAAATATTAACTATTTCGTTACAAGTATTTCTAGTATTTAATACATTCGATAAACATAAATTTTTTTTCTTCTTTTTTCATAATTTTAAAGTTATTTGCTTCAATCATATTAACAAGCCTGTCAATAGGATTAGCATTTTCATCCAGTTCTTTATTCCATCTTCCATAGGATTCTGCAATAAGTAGAGTCCCACCTGTTTCCAGAATACGGTAGGCTTCTTTCAAAAATTCTTTACAGTTACTACCCCACATCGCTAGTGACATGATAACAATATCAATAGAGTAATCTTCTAATCCTGTAGGGATTCAATAGCTGCTTTCTTATGGGAATACAGACCATCATAAAGAGAAGACATAATAAGTATAATAATTTATAAATTTGTTCTTATAAATCAATTTTAATAAAAAAAATTGATTGGTTGATGAGTAAATAATATGAAAAACATATTACATAATGAGTCTCATATATGGCACAAGACAATGGCTTGATGTTAGGGCAAAGGTAACTGGAGAACCATGGTGTGAATGGCCTGAATATAATTCTAAGGGTCAAACAACCTGTAAAACGTGTATGATGTATTTTAGTGGGGGTTTGTTGCCACAGGAAAAGACAAGACATGATAAGCATGTAGAAAAACAAAGGAGATTGATTGAATCTATAAAGACCAGGAAAACTCAACCACTAACATATTACAGACCCAGTCCATCACGAAAAGTTATATCCTCTAGTGCAAAAACAAAACTAACCAAATACATTCAAGAAATAGAAAAAGATGAAGGTAAACGATTACAACTACATAAAAGCAAAGAGATAAAAGAGATAAAACCTAAACATGTATTAGAAGGGGAATACTGTACCTATCATCACGCTAGATATGGACCTCAATGTCATTGTAACCGAGATAGAGAAGGGTTTATTAAATGGTATAGTAGGTATGATAGGAAAAAACAGTGTGTTAAATGTGATAGTATGAGCTGTGATTGTCCAAGAACATCAGAAGGTTATATAATTAAGAAAATAGTAGTAAAAGAGGTATATGAAAAGGAAGGAGGGAAATGTGAAATACACGGGAAACCAAACTGTGATTGTGGTGATTCTGTAAAATGTTTAGTTACAGAAACACTCGAGGGTTCTATTATTCGTAAATATTGCACACTACATCTTGATGCGGAGTGTGACTGTGGAAAAGATCGAAAATTCTATAAAATTATAAAACAAGTCCCAGGAGAAGGTCATAACTATGATAAACCTGGTATATCCGGTAGAGTATAACTATAGAGAAATATTTACTTTCTTGGTATATTTAATACATTTTTTTGTTATTTTATCACGTCTGGTTCCATTAGGACAGCGTTTTCCAACTGGTCTGGTTAGAGTTGCCTTTTTCGCTGGTACCCTTTTAGCAGGAAATTTTTTTGTTTTTATAATAAGTTTCTTTTTAGGGTATATGACAATTTTCTTTTTTGGGTATATGACAATTTTCTTTTTTGGTTTTACAGCCTGTTTAACATAGCCGTCATTGAGCGCCAGACATGCTTTAGCAGTTTCATCTACATTAAATTTAGTATAGGAGTATTTATCTTCGAAATAGAAAGGTTTAAGTATAGTGTTATATATTTTTTTACGTAAAGGTTTTGGTGCCTTCTGGTTTGTAAATACATCAATATAGCAGGATAGCCATCCGAATATATCGCAGTTTTGTTTAAAGACGTTATTGAAGAATTGTTTTTTGTCGAACTTACCCATTTTATTATTCTTTACCGAAAAATGTAAAAGAGAGAGTGTTGCTTGGGTTGCTATAATATTTGCAACAGTTCCAAATTCTGGACTGTGTCCAGGTACTGGTTTGTTTTTTTTAAAGGTATCATCATATTTGTTACATTCTTTAATAAGTTGTGATAAATAATCGACATGTCCTATACCAACATAAGCGTCAATTGTGTTTTTATCCTTAAAAACGATTTGTCGTAAAAGAATAAAAACATATGGTTTAAGGTGCGTAATAAGGTCTGTTCCTGTATAGGTTTTGATTAAATTTTTGATATTCTTACTTTTTATAATGTTTGTGTATGCTTCCTGAATAGTTAAATGTAAAACGGTATTGGTTAATGGTTGGTTATACATAATAGGCCATCCTGTTGCTTTAGCAGGTAACTCAGTTCCCTTTACAACTGTAGTTAGTCCCCAGTCAATTAAACGCGCAACATCTTCATCTTTGGAATAGACTACATTTGGACCTTTAATATCCATATGAATAACATTCGAGTTTTTTAGGGGGACTATACCATCCTTTAGTAATCTAACGAGAGATGAATTGATTTTTGGGAAAAGATCAATAGAGAAATTTTTAGAGAAAAAATGGAAGACATCTTTACCACCATCCGGGAGTTGTAGTAATCTTAGACCTTTATGTTTGTTTTTTACATCATTAATCGTAAATCCTTGTCTATTCATAGCTAAACAGTTGGGTCCAAAATCATTGAGGTCGTCCTTAGTAACAGTTCCAAGTTTACATTTTTTTATACCACTAACAATAAAAAAATTATTGTGGTTTGGAACTTTAGTAGTTTCCTTTTTAATTTTTGTAATTTCCTTGAATTCATCATCAGCATCTCTTTTAGACATTAGTTTTGATACGTAATTAGGATTACGATCTGTTTCTCCTGCACATGGAAGTTGTGGTTTAAATATACAACCATATGTTCCTGAACCTAAAACTTTTCCACCTTGCATTATGTAATAGTATAATAAATTAAATGGAGGTATGTTTTAATTTAAAGAAGAAATAATAGAATAATTTAATATGTTTATGTACTTGATGGTCTATCTTCTTGGGTTTTATAGTTCTGTTATTTACAAAGACTATACCATTATCCAGACAGAGGTAGGTATACTATTTGATAAACTAGTAAAAAAAAATAAAAAGGATGAAGAACAACGCGACAAAGATAGGCGTGTTCTTGAACGTATTTCAGAAAGTGTAGACCGGTTGGTTAGTCACCAAAGGCTTGGATTTAATGTTAGGAGGGCATCTCCCTAAAATATATATTTAGTATGAACGTCGTTTAACCGGGTTATTAAGAGCTTGGAAACGCACCCTTTTGAGTGTATTAGACTTTTTTTTCTTTGATTTTTTCTTATTGGACTTTTTCTTTAAACTTTTTTTGCGTCTACCTCCACCGTTATTACCACTATTATTATTATTCTTTTCTTCTCCACGAGTATTATTCTCTTCCGACAGGAATGGAGCCTGATTATAAACATTCTGGCCATCTTGTTCGGTTGTTATGGAATTTGCTATGACGTTAGCATCATATTGGGTTGGTAATTCTTCCATAAATCGTCTTAGGAGGTTAGATTTGGTTTTTTTAGATAACTTTTCCCGACTTTGATTTGACTTACTCTTAGTTGCCTGACTTTTAGATGACTGACTCTTAGTTGCCTGACTTTTAGATGACTGACTTTTAGATGACTGACTTTTAGATGACTGACCTCCTGCTTTTTGTTTATTCATTTTAGATTTCATTATAATAATATATAAGATTTTAATTAACTACGATAATATATTAAAATACTATATCCTTTTCTAAAATTCCATAATACAGGGTCTTGGGTGTTATCCCAATTGGAACCGTCAAATGTCCATGATTTATCTTTTCCAATAAATGGAGTCCATTTAAACTTGGATAGTTTTCTATAACTAACTCCATCAAATCCACATTGGTCTTTACCTATATTAAGTAGAGCGCAGAAATGGCGTTTGGTGGTATCTCTTACGATTGCACTATCTAAAACATATTTTACATTATTGAATTCTAGAGTAGTATTATCATTGGGATACTCACTGGAAACTTCATCTATTACACCTACCATAATTACTTCAGGCATGATATTTTTTCTGTTAAAAGCACTTTTAATATGATAATAAATTGTATTTTTTATACTACGTGTTCCTTTTTTTAGGCCATCTTTTCCCAAAACACTTGTCTTAGATAGTAATTCAAGATTTAAATATTTTACGCCTTTAGTAACTAAAAAATTAGTAATAGCCACATAATAATTTACTGGATTACCTGCTTGTCCTACGTTCTTTATATAATATCCTTTTAACTGATTATTTTTTCTAAATGATTCTGGTATATTTTTATAAATATTTTGTATAATAGTGTTAGTATCGAATGAATCTAATATATTTAGATTTGGGTTCATACTTGCCTCAATTGCTAAATTAAAATATGCAAATGTTTTTTTTAAACCTGGTTTTAGTGAGGTCCCGTCTGATCTCTTTCCTTCTATCATTAGTTGTCTAAGAAATTTATAGAATTTTCTCCCTTTATTACTAATAAAAAAAGTCATAAACATAGAATTAAACCAGCAATTTGATGCCATCTGTTTTGGAGCAGTAACATCGGTTATTTTTAGGTTATTTCTAGAATAGGAGAGTAAATTAAGAAGATGTTTTTTTGCTTTCTCAGAAAAAACGGTATAGCATTTCCCACCTACCATAATTTTCGGAATTTCAATACCTTTCCTTGAATAAATATCAGATAGATTTTTTGAATTTTCACATAAAAGTTCGTCATATTTAGGCATCCCAGACTGTCTAGCAATCAACCGTTTATTAACCAGGGGTGAAAACGAACGCACTAGTTTATTGATATTCTTTTTAGTTACCTTTGGGGATTTAGATTTTACATTTAATTCAGACATAATTTTATTACCTACTTTTTCTTGAAGAAAAGGAGTAGCTGAAGGAATCTTTACATTTATATTAGAAGATTCACACAAACCTGTCTTTTTATTTTTTTTAGTGCCCTTTGGACATCTTTTAATAACTGTCTTTGTTTTAGTCGGTGTTTTTTTAGTCACAGTCTTGGGTTTTGCTATTGTCTTTGTTTTAGAGTCAACCTTTTTAATACATCTATTAGTTTTGGGATTTCTTACCTTACCTGGTTTACACGGAGGAAGTTTCTTAACAGTTTTAATCGGTTTTTTAATGCATTTACAGTCGTTTGTTAATTCATAATTATCATCTGGACAAACCGGTTTCATATACAATAATTATATAAAAAAAACTATCCTATACTAATCTACACTAAACTATTTTTATTCTATTCTGGTTCAAGCAACCCAAGGAATGTGTCAAAGCTTTCACAGATTTGGTCTGTTTCATCCTGGTCCCTTTCAATTGAAAGGAGTTCTGTAAGCTTTTCAATCCTTGAACTAATCATAAACCTATTTTTCTCACGCGTCAGGTTCTGTAGTTGTTCCTGTTCTCTAACAAGGTCTTCCTGGAGTGTTTCAAGAATATGCCTTTCTTCCTCCAGATCAGTCTCTGCTTTTCTCACATGTACGAGTGTCCCTTTGTAAGTAAGATGGGTTTCGTTGGTTTCATTTTTGATAAATTCAACGAACGTTTTATCGTCGTCTAAAAGTCTCTTGAATTCGTTGAGCTCATTTGAGAGTGTTTTCAGAAGTCCATTTGTCTGGGAGAAAGGTTCGAGATTTACTTCGACCGAAAGAGTGTTGATTTTCTCCAACTTTTCGATTTGTGTGGTAGTATCTGCAATATCCTTTTCGTGAGCACGCTGTGTCCGAACGGCGCTAACTAGTTGACTTTTGTAGTTTTCGTATTGCTTGTTCCATTCAGAGGAAATGTGTTTCCTTTCTTCCAGATTGCCGGACAGTCGCTTGAAGTCATCTTTACTATCGGAAATGTCTTCTAGTATATTTTCAATACGTTTGTTGGTCCTATAAATTTTTGTGTCAGTCTCGTAACCGGGAATGTCGGCGGCCATCATCGCGAACATATCCATGTTTGTTTTT